CCAGAAGAGAAGAGTGTCGATAAGGCGGTATGGCCAGTCTCTCACTCCGTCGAGGTGCCAGCGCCAGGCATGGGCGCTCAGAGTTTCGTCCGCCCATGCCTTTTCCAGGAAGAAGATAGAAACTATGACATTGCCCAGCTGGTCGATAGCGATGGCCATCTGATGGGCATTATGCCGTAACATCCGAGTAGTCGATGACAATTGCGTCTACCTCTGTCTTGCTTGTGCAGGCCTCGATTTGAGACCTGAGGCTCCATTTGCGAACGTATAAGTTGTTGCCATACGAGATTAGCTCCAGCTGGATCGTCTTCAATTGGGCAAGCGTGAGTTCGGTCAATGTGTTATCGAAGGTCATAAAATTGACCGTTGAAAGCCCCTGCGCCTCCATGGCCGTGATGAGCCCGTCCACGTTCGTCTTCGCTGTCGAATTCGCGTTGACGACATAGCCGGTGGAAGACGTGATGTGGGCGGCGCTGGAAGCCTTGGTTTCCTCGAGCCTCAAGTTAAGTTCTTCGAGCTTGCGGGCCACCACATTTTCCAATTTGTTGTATTCGGCCTCGGCGGCGGCAGCCTCTGCATCCAGTCTGGCCTTCTCTGCCTGATAAAGGGCCACGTAGGGAGCGACGTCTGTGTCATAGTCTGCATCCCGGCCGCTGTAGTCGGTGAACTCGATGGCACCTTTTCCGCTATGCCACTGTATGGCGTGCACCTGCTCATGTCCTTCGATGGGCTTGTAGTCGAACTGAAGGGGAACGTTGTTCACAAGTATGACAGTGTCTACAGGAACCACAGTGACGTCTGTTATGTCCATTACTTATCTCCCTGCAGGGCCCTCGGCGCCTGCATCGTGTGGGAATGATCTGCCTCGACGAGAGCCTTGCTGCCGTTAGCCAGAGAGACGAACTGTTGCCTGAGAGCCTTGCCTTCAGCGATGTTCTCGCATCGGGCGGCCGAGACTTCAGCCCCGACTTTAGACATTTCTCCGGCCAGCTGCCCCGTCACGTTCGCCTGCTCAAGAAGGAGCATGGGTGTGAGCGTCAGAGCGCATCCCTCGAAGCTCGCCTGCATGCTGTCCTTCCCTCCGGAGTAGCTCATCCAGAGAGCGCACCCGCCTTTTTTTGAGTGCTCGGGGCACTCTTCGAATCCCCTAAAGGGGCATCCTGCCATATCTCCTCCTTACGTCCTCTCGCAGAGGACGACGTCCACGTAGTTCACGTTAAGATCGAGGCTGTGCCCGTGGGCGGTGTTCCACGTCCCGTGCCCATGCCCCCAGTTACTGCCTGTCCAGCCTACGTTATCGCCCCACCAGCTGCCGGACTGGTGCCAGCGGTTCGTATATGCAGAGCCGCACCCCAGGGCTCTATACGCGCCATGGCTGTGCCCGGCGAGCTGCCCGACTGACAGCGTTGACTCGTTCACGCCCCATGATATTTGGTCGTTTGTCGTCGAGCCGCCCGCCGCGAAACGGACGGAAAAACTGAATCGGCCGGCATCGCTTCCTGTGTCGCCTGACGTCAGACGCAGGGCATAGTCGGTGTGGTCTGTGAGCTTTTTCCATCCGGGCGGCGAGGTCCTGCGGAAGAGCATCTTCGTGCTGGAGGGGAAGTACTTATCGAGGTCGGCTTTCGCCTGCTCGACGACAGGCTGGATGCTCGTCGTCAGCGTGCTGGCTGCGGCCGCAAGGTCCGCAGAAAAAGAAGCGAGGCTTATCTTCGTCTGCTCTTCCTTATCGTAGATGATGCCGACGAGTCTGGTGATTCTTCCGGCGTTGTCCGCCAGTGTTCTGACCATGGGTTACCCCTTCTCACACAGGATGACATCAACGAAATTGACGTGGAGATCTACGCTGTGGCCATGGGCCGTATTCCAACACCCGTGGCCATGGGCCTCGTTAGAGCCCCTCCAGCCTGTAGCGTTGCCTGTGCCGGAACCAGAAGAGAGCAGGTTCTGCGGCGACGACGGGTAGTTGCCGACTGTTCCAATTTTTACGTCGTGGCTGTGTCCGGCGAGTTGACCGACGCTCAGCGTCGAGCCATTCACGCCCATGGATATCTGGGTAGTAGTCGTGCCTCTGGACGCGGCAAAGCAGGCTGAGAAAGCTAGGCCATTAGTGCGGCTCCCCGTGCCTTCACCAGTCAGACAAAGAGCGCAGTCGGTGAAGCCGGTCAGCTTTTTCCAGCCTGGAGGTGCAGCTGACTGCTGGAAGAGCATCTGGATGCCGGCAGGGAAGTACTTGTCCAGATCGGCTTGGGCAGACTTGATGGCCGGCATGAGCTCAGACTGCGCGCCCGCGAGGACTGACTCCGAGGTCATCCGCGCGTCCACGATGGCCTTCCGATTCTCGAGAGAGAGCGCGAGGAGGATGTCGACGTGGTCTGTGACCCGGTCAGCATTGTCTTGCAAAGTCTTAGCCATCTTCACACCTTCTCGCAGAGGATAACGTCCAGTCGGCTGACGTTCATGTAGAGGCTGTGGCCGTGAGCTGTATTCCAACACCCGTGGCCGTGCGCCTCGTTAGACCCTCGCCAACCGATAAAGTTGTCCCAGTATCCTCTGCCTTTGTCCCCGAGGCAGAAACCGTCGCCGGTGGTGCCAGCATTCGAGCCGTTACTCGTCTCGGCTACGCTGTGTGAGTGTCCGGCGAGTTGCCCGACGGACAGCGTCGAGCCATTCACCCCCATAGATATCTGCGTAGTGGTCGTGCCTCTGGACGCGGCAAAGCAGGCTGAAAAAGCCAGGCCATTAGTGCGGGCGGTGACATCTCCGGAAGTGAGCCGGAGCGCACAATCATCATATGTCGTGATCTTCTGCCAGCCGCTCGGGGCCGCACCATTGAATAGCATCCGGACTCCGGCGGGGAAATACTGGCTGATGCCGCCCCTGAGCTTCTCGACAGCCGGGGCCATGGTGGTCTGGATGCTGTCGAGCGCGGCACTGGCAGTCTGCTTCAGGGCCTGATAGTCCTCCCAGTCCTTGAGCGCGTAGCCGTACAGGAGGTCAGCGAGGTCTGCGATCCTGTCAGCACTGTCCTTCAGTGTCCTCATGCAGTGCGCCTCCAGCAGTAGGCGGCGTGATAAGGGGGCATGTTGTTGTGTGGCTGGCTCCCACCCAAAGCATTCGTCGTGCCGGCAGGGTCGCCACCGCCGGTCATCGTCGTAGCGCCCCATGACTTGAAGCTGCTTGAGCACCATGTATGACTGAAGGTCGCTCCATTGGGAGCAACCTCGGCCGTTGTCCCGTCAGCAGACCAGTGGTGCGCCTCCATGCCATCAGACGGATTGCTCCCCGTATACACATAGACATTATGACCGTGTTTAACGCTTTCGGCGAGCGTCAGCGTGTGCTCCGCCTCGCCGCCTTCGCTGCCTGCCAGGTACGTTTTATCGTCAGCGCCAAGCAGAAAGACGCCCTTCACACGCTCCCAAATCCCGAAGCCGAAAATCTCAGCCGGCTCTGTGTCCTTATCTGATGTGTAGTAGCTGCCAACAGGGTGCTCACGCTTGCTCCGCTCAAGCAGCATGCTCTCCACGAGAGCGACCGAGACACTCAGCTCGCCTGACTCGGTGGACTCGAGCGTCTTGGCTTTCGCGTCAAGAATGTCCCACATGCCCTGCTGATCTTTTTCAATGTTGATCAATTTTGCCCCAACGGCAGAAATCTGTGATTCGGTTTCCGATTTAGCCGCTTCTGCGGCCGCTCTGTCTGTGCCTATCGCAGAGTCAATGCCACCAAGCGCTTTTCGAAATGTAAATACACTGTCATGCGGGGTATCGGTTTCCGCGGGGAGGGGCAGCTCAAGGTTCTTGGTGTATTCCATTGTTTCTCCTGGATCCGCCGGTTGGATAACCAGCGGATCCGTCCCCAGTTATCTTACACAGTGGCCATAAACCGGATGTTAGCTGCCATCGGACGCGCTGCTGGCGTGCCGGCAAGCTCAAGTTTCAGCTTGAGAGAGGCAATTTTTGAAATGTCTGCCGTCCAGACAAACTCCACCCATCCGTCATCCATTTTCGTCGTGGCGCCTGCAGTCAACGATTCCCAGCTTCCGCTGTCCTTCTGGATGGTCGGAACAACGGTAGAGCCGGAAGGCACATAGGCGTCATACACGACGGTGCATTTTGCCGCATCGGTGGCCGGGATGCTGCGCGTGTAGTAATTGCCTGTTTCTGAGACGATACCTTCGACAAGCTCAGCTCCGGGCCAGATAAGCGGGCTCATACCCGATGTGCCGGTCAGCACGGCTTTGGCTGAGACCGAGCCAGTAATAGCGGAGGGAAGCTTGACGGCCTGTCCGGCATCTACATGAATCTGGCTTGAGTCAGGGAGTGTAAGCACGTAATCGACAGAGCATGCAGAGGTCGGGATTTCACTGACGCAGAGGAAGATGAGGTCCGTGGCCCCGGTAACATCTGCACTGCCAAGGTCAATCTCTGAAGAACCGGCGGCAGCATAGTTAGCCTTCAGGATACGGAAAGCAAGGTCCTTATCCTGGTGAGCTGTCCATGTACTGGCGTTGGAGGAAGACAGCAGAACACCAACAGTATAAGGCTGCGAGATAACCCACTGTCCGTGCGTAGAGTCGTACTTTCCTGTTTCCGCTATGGAGACAGACGTGACAGCTTCGTCAGCGAGGACGACAAGCGCGTATTCAACGCCGGCGTTCAGGAGTACGGGAGCGTCAAACGTAATGCGGGTATAGCCTCCGCCGGATACGATGACGGCATCTTTCTTTACCTTCCCACGGGCAAGCACGACTTTCGTCGGAACGCCGTTAGACGTCTCTCTGATTTCGATGGTTGCGTCACCGCCACAGGCCGTGAACCAGAGGTCCGCGCCAGTGCATTGTGTATCAGCGTCAAGAATAAACGTCTGCGCAAGAGGATCGATGAGGATATTGGTTACCGTCCTGAGCGTGCGAAGCGTCTGCACAGTCAGACTGCCCTGCCCCGTGAATACAGATTCACCGTAGCTTCCGTTTACGCCGGTGAAGGCCACCGTTTTGGCACCTGCAGGGACGCCCTTAGGGATAGTAAACGAGCCTGTGAAAGACCCATTTGCATCAGCTGTGACGCCACCGGGAGTGACATCAATGCCGTCGAAGATGAGGCTCTTAAGAGCCTCTCCCGCATCAAAGCCGGACACAGTGAACGTGATTTGTGTCTGCCGCAGATAGCTCAGCTGAGACGTCGTTTCACCGGAAACAAGCGTGGACGTTTTCGCGGTTGTCACCGTAGAGCCATGGGCATAGCCCCATATGCCGTTAGGGGCGTAAACAGAAGAATTGAATATCTTCGTGACAGGGCTGGCCCAGACGCTTCCCGTTTCCGTCCAGTTGTCGACGGAAGGCACCAGTGAGACTTCGGCCGGGACGGGCGCGAAGGCAAGGTACGGGTTCACCTGCATGGAACCGGTGCGCAGGGGCTGCTCGATGGCGGTCACGTTCGTGTAGGCGCGGCCCGTTGGGATGGACGGACCGGAGAGCTCATGCACGGTGGCGCTTACAGGCAGAAGCAGACACTGATTAACGACAGCGCCGGTCTGCTCAAGTCCCTGATCCCGCATGGAATCATCAAGCAGGGGATCGACAAAAAGCCCGGCCTTGATGCCCGCTTCACGGGTAGCTACATCGCTTTCCAGACGGTTCAGGCTTACCTGGTTCAGAGCATAGTCAACGCGGGCTTCCAGCGCTTCCATGTCGGACATAGAGACAACGCGCGTCCCATCCTGAGATATGGTCCTTGCCCCGGTTCGCCAGGTCTGATTCACGGTGGCAAGGAGCAGGACGCCATCAGGGACGCCCGGCTTCTGCCTGTTCGTTTCCGAACCGACGCCGGCAATCCACGTAAACGTACCGTCAGAGGAAAGGCAGAGACGGTCGTATCGCGGCAGAGCCTGATGATACGTCGTCATGATACTCGTTCCCTTGACGGCCCCGCTGACCGTATAGCCGTCTGCGTCCATATTTTCCGGTTCGGTCGCGGCGATATACGTGTAGGTGACCGAATAGGACGTCCCAGAAG